CTATTGGTTGAGATTAAACCAGATAAAGAAACAAGACCACCTACAGGATCTAAACGCACAAAGCGATATATCAATGAGGCATTTACATATGTCAAAAATATGAATAAGTGGGAAGCTGCACAATCATATGCAAAAGATAGAAAGTGGGAGTTTCAGATATGGACAGAGAATACTCTCCAAACTATGGGTATTATGCCTAAACCAATAAAGAAATTAAAGCCGCTACCTCCGCCAAAGAAAAAGAAAAAATAGCATATAAATACTGCTATGGCAAATATATTTCAAAAACTAGAGCTCGAAGCTTTTAGAGCAGGTGTTACTCCGAGAACAAAGGAATCTATTAATTGGTTCAGGAGAAAGGCCACATCAATGGGGCGTGTAAATCGTAATGCTCTAATGAAAGATGATCCAGTAGAGTTAAAAAGTAAAGGCATTATGGGAAACATGTATATGTTCTTTTATGATCCTAAAACAAAAGACACTCTACCGTATTACGATAGCTTTCCTCTTGTCGTGGTTGTAGGTCCTGCACCCGGAGGATTCTATGGTTTGAATCTACATTATTTGCCTCCTGTACTTCGTGCAAAAATGCTTGATGCTATGATGGAAATAACTAACAATAATAAGTTTGATGAAACTACAAAATTTCAAATGAGATATAGCACTCTCAAGCGTGTAGCAAATTTAAAATATTTTAAGCCGTGCTTTAAGCATTATCTAAATTCAAACGTAAAAAGTAGATTTGCATATGTACCGGCTCCTGAATGGGAGATCGCTACATTCTTACCCACTGCAGATTTTCAAAAATCAAGTAAGTCTACTGTATATAGAGATTCAAGGAAAATGATCTAATGACATATAGCATAGATGATCTTAAAGGAGAGTTTGGCACTGGATTAGCAAAAACATCCTTATGGCGCGTATTCTTACCATCAGTCGGTGGAGCATTTGGTATTACTACTCGTCGATTAAATGTTTTATGTAAAAATGCTCAGCTTCCTGGAAGACAAATTCTTACAAATGAACGTATTGTTGGTATGAAACAACATAAACTAGCATATGCATATGCGACAGACGACGTGTCATTAACTTTTCATGTACCAAATGATTACGACATCAAACAATATTTTGAGTTTTGGCAAAGTAAAATAATCAACTTTAATACGAAAGAATTAAATTACCCGGATGAATATGGGTTCGAAGTACGAGTACAACAGCTTAGTATGCCAAAAAATGTAGTAGGCCAAGCTGAAAGAATATTATCATCAGGTGTATTAAGTAACAGTGCAGAGTTTGACAGCCTACAAAAACGACTAGAAGACTCAAAAGTTGAATACACTTGTATTTTAGAGAAAGCGTTTCCCACAACGATGAACGCTATAGAATTTAGCAATGAACCAGGTGGAATGGTTGAATTGAACGTGCAATTATCATATAAGGATTGGAGATCTGTATAATGCCTTTACCAATAGTGAACGAGGTACCTCGGTATACTCTTACTGTACCATCAACAAAGAAAGAATTTAGATATAGACCATTTTTAGTAAAAGAACAAAAAGTATTACTTATTGCTTTAGAGTCACAAGATAATAAACAAATATTATCTTCTATTGTAGATACTATTTCTTCTTGTATCGACGAAGATATTGATTTATCAAGCTTGACTACATTTGATGTAGAATACATGTTTACACGAATACGTGCAAAATCTGTAGGTGAGACTTCGAAGATAATAGTAAAATGCTCTGAATGCGAAGCTGACAATGAACACGAAGTTCAGTTAGATCAAATAACCGTAGACGTACCTGATAAAATACAAAATATACAATTAAATGATAAGTATACATTAAAGCTAAAATACCCAATGTATTCTCATATGACTAAAGCTGATTTAAGTGAAAATGCAAGTTCGTCAGAAACATTATATCATTTAACAATAGGATGTTTAGATAGTTTGCAGTCTGAAGAAGAAAACTTTTCTTTTAAAGACGAAACAAAAAAAGATACAGAAGATTTCTTAGATTCGTTGACTAGTGACCAATTTAACATGATTATGGAGTTTGTAAATACCGTACCAAGTTTGTCGCATGATATTAAATTTACGTGTACATCATGCAATCAAGATAACACATATACACTGCGAGGCATAAACGATTTTTTCTCATAAACCTCTCTCATGAAAATCTGATTAACTACTATAAGACTAACTATCAGCTACTACAAAATCATAAATATTCCTTGTCAGAAGTAGAAGGAATGTTACCATGGGAGAGGGAGATCTACATCACCTTGCTGACAACTGATTTAAAAGAACAGGCTGAGGAAGCTCAAAGAAGGAAACTAAATGGCTAGTCTTGCTGAGATTAATAAAACGCTAAAAGAACAAACTTCTGCTATTGAATATGGCAATCGGGGAACTGATGATCTTCGCATGAAATTTGGTGCGTTCGTTGATGGCATCAAGGGTGGAGCAGGTGATCGTAGAGAACAAGAAATAGAAGCACAACGCGCGTCCAGAGCAGGCAGAGCTAGAGCAGCTGGACCAAGAGGAATGGCCAGAGGTTTTGGAGCAGGTCTTGGTGGGTTGTTAGGCGGACTTGGCGGAATGGGTAAATTCGCAGCAATGCTTGGTATCGCCGGTCTTGCAGCTATGCAATTTTTAGATGGTGAAAAGATTAAGAAAAATGTAGAAACTATATTAAGTATCGGTGAAAGATATAAAGAGGATACTGTAAAAACATTATTTTCTGATGGCGCAACGATATTAGCGCTTAAAGGCTTAGGTTTAGGATTATTAGTTTTCTCTGCAGGTGGAGCGGCTGCAGCTGGTGTAGATGCGTTAGACAAAAAAACGATGGATAAATATGAGACTTCCACCGGTTGGTCAGAAAATGTTAAAACGAATGTTCTTACTCTCTTATCAATATCTAATGGTGTGAAAGAAACTATGAGCAACTTAGCTAAAGGTGCAACATTTCCTCTAGCTATGCTTGGCCTAAGTGCCGGTCTTGGAATCTTTGCGGCAGGTCAGGCTTTATCCGTTACTGCTGAGGCATTTACGACATGGGCCGGCGCAGGAAATTGGGCTCAAAATATAAAAGATAATGTAATAACTCTTTTATCAATATCCGATATAGCCTTCTCAACGGACACCGTAAAATTCGGCGCGGCGATGCTTGCAATATCTGGAGCTTTATTAGGTTTTGGAGTAGCCTCTGCTACAGTCGGTCTTGCTGATTTTTTAGCAGATTGGGCTGCTGATGGAAAAGGTAGACAAGACTGGACAGAAGAATTAAAGAAAAACGTTAAAAATGTTCTTTCTATTACAGACTTGACCAATGAAGGCAAAGCTGATCAATTTGTTAAAGGATTAGTAAAGATCTCAGGAGGCTTACTTGCGTTTGCTACTGCAGAATTTCTTGGAGCATTAGTTAGCGCTAGTAAGAATATTTTAGCCTTCTTTTTTAAAGCTGAATCACCATTTGAGCAGATAATGAAAGTTGCAAAAAATGCTGATGATTTAGAAAAAGGTGCTACTGCTGTTGATAGTCTTACTGTATCACTTGATAAACTAGGCAAGCTAAAGTTTCGTGGTGACAGAATTAATATGAAAGAGTTTGCACTAGATTTAGCAGATTCAATAAAGGTAATTGAAACCGCACTTGAAGGCGGCACGTTTGATGCAAGTTGGTTACCATTCGATGGAAAAAAAATAAAAGGTTTAAATAGTCCAGAGATTGACTACGCTACTGCTATTAGAAATATTGAAAATCTAAGAGCAGCATTAAGAGTAGGAGTAGGGCCAAATAATATTCTTGATCGTTACGGAAACACTTTTCAATTCCCAACAAGTTTAGAAACAATACCAGCATCTGGATCTGGAAGTGGTCTTAGTAATTTTATGATGAAGCCTGCTGCTGATGGTAGAGGTAAAAAAAGAATACGACGTGGATTTGAAGAAAACGCATTAGACGCATTAGCGCAAAATGGATTTAAATTAGACAACCCAATTCAGTACAATCAAACAATTAATCAGGATAATCGAACTTCCAACAGTAGTCAAACCAATACTGTTATTACTGGTTCAACTACTGATGAAAGTCTACAGCTTAATTAGTCAGCTTCAGCTAATTTAGCAAAATAGCTTAGAGTATCATCATCGTCTTCGACTTTGATATTCTCTGCTGTGACTGGTTCGATTCGTTGAGGAGCTGCAGCTTCAACAGGTTCATTCATCTGGGCAGTTTGTGCCATAGTGGCAGCACCCATACCAGCGACTTCACCTAGAATAGAAGATAGCTTAGTCTTCAATTCATCATACGTTTTATAATTTGCAGGATCTGTCCATTCAGATAGATCATACATCTGATCATAAA